AGAACTGCGAATGTTTCACCTACAGGGTCCGGATTAACATTGTCAACCGGTACAGTTGCAGCTATAACATGGAGTGAAATACAACCAGGGGCAACAATGACTTGGACACCAATAGACCCAACTTAAAATTATGGCATCAACTTATTCAACAGATATTCAACTAGAACTCGTTACAACCGGTGAAAAAGCTGGGTTGTGGGGTGGAATCACTAATACTAATTTACAAATTTTAGAACAAGCAGCTACAGGTTATGCAAGCATAGACATGGCGGCAGCAAGTATAACACTGGTTTTAACAGATGGATCAACTTCTAATGGTAAAAATATTTATTTAAGACTTTATGGAACTTTAGCCGCTAACCGAACTTTAACGATGCCGGTAACTGCAGAAAGAGTTTGGATTATAAAAGATGAAACGGTTAGAGGAAATTCAAATTATACTTTAGGAGTTTTAACGGCTTCATCGGGTAGTACCGTTCCCGTTCCTCCAGGAGTTGTGATGTTATGTAGATCCGATGGAAGCGATACAGTTGGAGCCATTCTTCAAAAAGGCTATGCAACTATTACAGATTCTAATACTCCCTATACAGCTGTAGCAGGCGCACAGATTTTTGCTAATACTGCTTCTAACCCAATCACGGTAAACCTTCCCGCTTCTCCTTCTACTGGAGACGAAGTAACCATTATTGATACCCGAGGATCCTGGGCATCTAACAATTTAACCGTAGGTAGAAATGGTAAACTGATCAATACAGGAACTTCTGATTTAACCTTAAGCAATAATGGTCAATCCATAACGTTAGTTTATATAGACGCAACACGTGGCTGGGCTTATAAAACTAACTATACTTCTTAGGAGCTACAAAGATGGCTCTTACATCTATACAATTTGCACCCGGAATAGACAAACAAGATACGGCGATTGGAGCAATCGGTCGTTGGGTAGATTCCGATAATGCTCGTTTTCGATACGGTCTTCCTGAAAAAGTAGGAGGATGGTCTTCTTTATTAACGGATACAATTTGTGGAGTAGCTAGAAAGCAACACTCCTTTGTAGACTTAGACGGAAATAGATACGTAGGAATTGGCACTGATAAATTTCTTCTTGTTTATTTTGAAGGTCAACTTTACGATATAACTCCATGGCGTTCTAATAATGCAGGAGCGCAAACAACTTTTACTTCTTCTACTTTATCAACGGACAGTACTGTCGTTAAAACTTGTACTATTACAACCACTAGCGCTCACAGTTTAGCAGTGGGAGATATGATGGTTTTGGATTCTGTTACTCTTCCTGGTGGAACGGGTTTAACCGATGCTCAATTTGAAGATAAATTATTTCAAGTTTTAACAGTTCCGAGCGATGTTACCTTTACCATTAATTCATCTGCTCAAGCTAGTTCGGCTATTTCAACAGGTGGAAGTATGACGGTTCAACCTTATGCAACTGTTGGACCTGCAGCTCAAACTTATGGCTATGGATTTGGTGTAGGTAATTATGGTGGAACGATTACTGGAGTTTTAACCAATGATTTAGATGGAGCGTTAAATGCTGATACCGCAGGAACAGGAGGAGTTGGAACTTCTGTTACTTTAACATCCGCTACCGGGTTTCCAAGTTCAGGAACAATTGCCGTTGAAAATGAATTAATAACTTATACTGGAGTTGCCACTAATGATTTAACAGGTTGTACCAGAGGAGCTTATGGAACGGCTACGACTGGAACTTCTAATGGTCAAGCGCATAGTGATGCAACTACAGTTTCTAATGCCACAAATTATACAGGATGGGGAAACGCTGTTGCAGCATCAACCATTACTTTAGAACCAGGACTTTGGTCTTTAGGGAACTGGGGAGCGGTCCTCGTTGCAACAATTTCCAATGGAAAAACTTTTACATGGAATTCTTCAATTGCTGCACGATTTACCACACGAGCTTCCACTCTTACAACAAGTTATGTTACAGCTATTAGTGGAGATGATGGTAATCCTACCGCAAGTAGAATGACTTTGATTTCTCCCACGACTCGACACTTAATTCATTTAGGAACCGAAACGACTATTGGAGATGCATCAACTCAAGATGATATGTTTCTTAGGTTTTCAGATCAGGAAGCGATTAATGTATATCCCCCTTCAGCAACGAACAGTGCAGGTACATATAGATTACAAGATGGTTCCAAAATTATGGGGGGAATTGTAGCTAAAGAAAATATTTTAATATGGACCGACAATGCTTTGTATTCTATGAAATTTGTCGGAGCTCCTTTTACCTTTGGATTTGAACAGGTCGGTACCAACTGCGGACTGATAGGTCAAAATGCCGTGATTGAAATTGACGGGGTTGCCTATTGGCTGGGCAATAATGGTTTCTTTTCATTTGATGGTACAGTTAATAATTTACCTTGTAGTATAGAAGACTATGTCTTTGATGATTTTGATACAACAAAGGGACAACAAGTAAACGCAGGAATTAACAATTTGTTTACAGAAGTTATTTGGTATTATCCAACTCAAGGGGCAACTTATAACGATCGTTATGTTGTGCATAATTATGGCGAATCACAAAAGCTTCCTATGGGAAATTGGTATCCAGGAAGTAATACTAATTCTATTCGAACGACTTGGATTGATTCCATTATCTATCCTCAACCTTACGCGACTCAGTTTAACAGTACGGCAACTGGAACTTTTCCAAGTATCATTGGAGAAACAGGATTAGGGCAAACCGTTTATTTTCAACAAGAAACGGGGACCGATCAGATTAATCCTGATGGTTCGACAACTACTTTAACATCTCATATTCAGTCTTATAATTTTTCATTACAGAAAGATCAAACCGAAGTCTTTTTGGCTATGAGAAGATTTATTCCTAATTTTAAACTTTTAACGACTAAAAATACAGTGACGATTAAACTCAAAGATTATCCAGCAGATACATTAGCGAATAGTGATTTAAGTCCTTTTACTATTTATCCAACGACTCAAAAGATAGATACTAGAGCCAGTGGACGATATGCAACTTTAAGAATTGAAAATGATGGGGCTGGAGAAAACTGGAGATTTGGAACTTTTCAAGTTGATCTACAACCGGATCGGAGAAGATAATGACAAAAATAGTAGTAAGATTACCGGAACCTAAAAAAGAATATTCAGAAGATAACCAAAGACAGATTAATAGAACCTTAAGTTCTATGATACAACAACTAAACTCAACCTATTTACAACCCGACAAGGACGATACAGAAAGATTTAATTTCTTTTTATCATAATGGCAAACGTATATAAAAATATTCAGGCAACAATTACATCTTCAGCTTCTTATGATGATATGTATACATCGCCAACGGCTACAACAAGTATTGTTAAAACAATAAAATTATACAATACTCACGGAAGTAATTTAGTAGTTGATGTTAAAGTGTATGATTTATCTACCACTACCGATTTTGAATGGGACACTGTTACTGTAGATGCCAGTAATAGTGTAGATTTATTGACTTTTAATAACCTTTTAATATTAGAAGCAGGAGATATATTGAGAATGCAAACACCTACAGGCAATAAAATTGAAATGACTGCTTCAGTATTACAAATAACTAGACCTTCTGAGGTCACAACCACATAGGAGAAATATGCCTTTTATAGAGCAAAAAGCAAAGAGTGAATACAAGATAATAGATGGTAAAAGAACTCATGTTATTACCCCTGAGTGTGAGATTACTTTAACAAATATGAAAACAGGTAAAGAATACTACTCAGATAAAGAGGCTGATGACGACGTTAATGATGGTGCTACAGCCACTAAACGAGAACATATTCGAAGGGATGTTCATATTAAAGTAGCCGCGTTTAATTTAGGCGCGGACAGTGGAAAGGTATAATACATTGACGATGAGCACAAAACCTAGTAAATTGATATATCGTAGCGTAATTTCAAGCTTCGCGCCCTTGCATTTTCACAACAATTAAAGAGACATTATGGGATTATTAAAAAAATTAACCAAACCATTATCTAAATTTTTAGACAAGATCATACCGAACGAACTTAAACCGGCATTACCTTATCTATCTGCATTCGCACCTTTTATGATGGGACCCGGTATTATGGGAGCGGGAATGTTACAAAGAGGTTTAATGTCTGGAGGAGCAAATATTTTATCACAATTAGCTCAAGAAGGAAGTGAAGGAGATGTCGACTGGTTATCAGCAGCTTTAGCTGGAGGTATTGGCTCATTAACTGCACCAGGTACACCAGGTA